GTCGCGCTAAAATCCAGTTGATCGTGAAAAAGATCACTGGTCTCCTTCAAACGAAAGGAGCGCGCGGCACCTTGGTTTACCTTAAGGCTCTTTCGAGCCGTTTCAAAAATTGGTATTCCAAGGGCGACATACCCCAGGATAGCACTTGGGTGAACTTCCGTTGGTGGAAGCGGATCGTCCGTAAGCGACGTAAGCTTGTTAGGATGTGTATGGCGATTCATCGCGTCATCACTCTAAAAGTCTTAACTCCTGAGCAATGGATCAAGTTTGATATGGCTTCTCGACGTGAGCAGCCAAACTCATTTGCGATTCATCAGGCCTCAGCTTACGCCCGTTTGGGTTGTGAGACTCTGGGCAGATATCGTCACAGGGGTCCTAATTCCGTGTGGCTTCTCTATATGGAGAAGTGCCTTTCGGCAACACAGGGTGACCCCGACTTGGCTTGTAAAAAGGCGTTAAGTCGCCTTGCCAAGGACATACTGCACCTTGCAGGTCAGGACCTCCTTTGTGAGGAATCCTACCTTGAGTGCTTCAGCCCCTATTCGCCCGCCGATGTGTTGGAGTTCGCTAGCAGGTTAAAGCTGCGAAACCCGAGCACCACAGACTTGGTTCCCGTGGGCTCACTTAACGTGAGTCAGGAGCCCGGTGGAAAGGCGCGCTTCTTTGCGTCGCCCCGCTTGATTTATCAAGCGCGTCTGGGTGGTGTTTTCACTGCCCTCGACGAAATGCTCTACGAGCTTCCCGAAGACGCTTGTCACGACCAGACAGGTCCTCTGTCAGCAATTGAAGGAGTTCTTTCACAAGGGAGCACGGTCTATTCTGTAGACCTTTCCAATGCGACGGATTCATTTCCGTTGTCCGTACAATTAGCTGTGGCTGAGCGTTTAGGGATCAATCCCGACGACCTCAAGTGCATTGAACACCTTTCCACCTCCCCATGGAGGGTGTCGAAAGACATTTCCGACGCGGTGGAGGTAATTCCATACCATCGATGGACTGTTGGGCAGCCACTCGGCATGAAGCCTAGCTTCGCCTTGTTCAGCATCACGATGCATGCCCTAATTAGAGGTATTGCGAAGGTGCACGGCCTGCCGTATCGACAGTCCTATTTCCAGCTTGGTGATGACCATGTGGGTTTTTGTCCCGAATTGGAACAGAGATTCATAAGCGTGCTCGAGTCACTGGGGGTTAAAGTCTCAGTTGAGAAATCTATCACTTCTGATAGATGTGCTGAGTTTGGAGGTGCGCTCATCCGTAAGGATGGGTTTACCTTCAGGCCTGGAAAATGGCGGAGCTTGGATAGCTCTACCGCCCTCTCATACTGCGCCGACCCTGATTTCAATCCGTCTAAGGTCTGGCCTAAGACCGTTGTTTCTCTTGTTGAGAAGCTTCGATCCCGCCCTTGGCCATTCGGATTCGTTGTAACAAACCCAAATGACTTGTCGGCCACTGCTCTCAGTAGCAGCCTTCGGAGGCTCACTCACCGAGTCCTCCTCCCTCATGATACGACACGCTTCGAGATTGAGCGACAATTGATGTACGCATCAATCCACCAGCATATCACACAAAGGAGGTACCATCCGCTACCACATCACAACCACCTGCTTCAACAACGAAGTCTGGCGGGTGTGAGGAACCGTGTGGACACAAAAGAGAAACTCTTTTGGGATCGTCTTGGGTATTGGCATGGTCAACATGTCCATATATCTGAATTTCGTCCTGATTGGCTTACTCTTGCAGATAAACGATCTGTTCAGTTCGCTGAATTGGTTGCTTCGGCGTGGACCGGTGAAGTGAAAGCCGGTCACATGAATCCCTTTGTCTGGGATGTCACGCTAAGACGCAGATGTTCCACTAACCACCAGTTGGTAGGAGCAATGCTATCTGAAAGTCCATTCCGCTCATACGGTCAGTACCGTTCTGGGGACGCTTCGTTCTTCAGAACTCTGCGCCGCGTCGCGGACTATAAAGACGTCATTCCTACGCACCTGTTCCCGATGCCCATAAAGGGTTAAGGGAGTGCAAAGGGG